GTGTCTTCGCTTGAGATTGGCTACTTCTCTTTTACTAAGAAGGCAGCCAACGAAGCACGCGACAGGGCTATCGTTAAGTTTCCTAGCCTCAAAGAGAAAACAGACTTCCCGTTCTTTCGCACACTGCACAGCCTAGCGTTTCGCTGTATGTCTGTTAAAGCAGACATGATCATGCAACCGGAACACTACAAAGAATTTGCGGAGCAGTCAGGAATTGAACTGAACATTTCGTTTGAAGAAGAGTCGATTGCAAAAGCAGACAACCCTATCTTGAATGAGATCAACTTAGCGCGAATCAGGGGAGTCGATTTGCGTGAGCATTACAACCAAAGCGGCTTGGATATCGAGTGGTACCACTTCGAGTTTGTGGAGCGGTCCTATCGTCATTACAAACGCAGCAAGGATTTGCTCGATTTCACCGATCTGCTGGAAATGGCTGTAGTCGAGCATGAAAGATTACCTAAGCTGGAAGTGTTGATTGTTGACGAAGCACAGGATTTAAGCCGTTTGCAGTGGCTGATGGTTGAAGCCTTGGCCGCAAAGGCGAAACGGGTCTTCCTCGCCGGAGACGACGATCAGGCAGTATTCACTTGGGCCGGTGCAGATGTCAAGAGTTTTCTCTCGTTCCAAGGCAACATAACTATCCTTGAGCAGTCCTACCGCGTTCCATCCACTGTCCACGCACTAGCCAACGCAATCGTGCATCGAATCCGTGAGCGCCAACCAAAGGAATGGAAGGCGCGCGACTTCGAGGGCACTGTCAAGACCTACTACCGGTTTGAAGATGTTCCCATCGATGAAGGCCAATGGCTCATCATGGCTGCAACGAACTATATGCTCAACCCCGTGCATGAATGGTTGAAGAGTCAAGGCATTTTGTTTGAGCGTAGTGGCATTCCCAGCCTGTCACCAGCGATGATCAAGGCCGTTGTCTATTGGGAGCGCTTGCGCTCAGGCGAAGAAGTAGAAGGCTTGTATGTGAGAGACGTATACAAATATCTTGGTGGTGAGTTCGTGGCCCGAGGACACCGGACATTCAAAGGCGGAGACGACTTGATGCCTTACACGTTAGAGCATCTGAAAGAACACCACGGCCTGCAGACTGATGACATTTGGCACACAGCACTGTCGCGCATCCCAGAAGACAAGCGTGAGTATTTGATTGCTGTGCTTCGTCGCAAAACAAAGCTCTCAACTGCGGGCCGCATCAAACTATCCACGATCCACGGAGCCAAAGGTGGCGAAGCGGACAACGTCATGCTGATGATGGATTTGTCTCCGAAGTTCGCCAAAGAATACGCAACCAACGGGGACAACGTGCATAGGCTTTTCTATGTGGGCATCACGCGCGCCAAACAATCATTGCACTTAGTGCTACCCAAGTTCCAAGACAAAGGCTTTCGATTATGAAAACGCTACCCATGTTTCCAACTCCACTACAGACAGAATGGGTTCCTCCACAAACTTTTCCTAATCTATCCAACGCTAAGGAGATTGCAATTGACCTCGAAACATGCGACCCCCATATGGAATCTTTTGGACCGGGCTGGCCCCGTAACGACGGTTTTATTGTTGGCTATGCTATTGCCGTTGAAGGATGGTCTGGCTACTATCCTATTGCCCATCAAGGAGGTGGTAACCTTGACAAGCGACTCGTCGAGAGATGGATCACGGACGTCCTTAAAACGCCTGCCGACAAGATTATGCATAACGCCGCCTACGACCTCGGCTGGCTCAAAGCCTCGGGATTCGAAGTCTCGGGGACGATCTATGACACCATGTTGGCTGCGCCACTCCTCGATGAGAATCGTTTTAGTTTCGCCCTCAATTCATTGGGCTTCGATTTCGTACAAGAGGTCAAGTCAGAGCAAAGTCTAAAACAAGCTGCTGCAGACTTCGGTGTGCATCCAAAGAAAGAACTCTGGAAGCTCCCCGCCATGTATGTGGGTGACTACGCTGAACAGGATGCTGCCCTTACGCTGAAACTGTGGCAAGCATTCAAAATCAAAATGCGCATAGAAGATGTTGAATCCATCTTCCAATTGGAGACAGAAGTCTTCCCCGTCCTGTTCAACATGACCTACCGTGGCATTCGGTTTGATCGTAAAAAGTGCGAGCAACTGATTAACCAGCTCATTACCAGAGAAAAGCAACTGCATGCCGAGCTCAAAAAGATTTGTGGAAGCTCCGTCGATATCTGGGCCGCCCAATCCATCGCCATAGCATTCGATAAGCTCGGCATTCATTACGGCAAGACAACCAACGGTCTTCCCAGCTTTACAAAAGGATTCTTAGATACCTGTGAGCACCCCGTAGCCAAGATGATTGTGGAAGCGCGCGAGACAAACAAAACACACAGCACGTTCCTGCAACCGTATCTAGACTTCAGTGCCAAGACCGGCCGCATCCATCCGCATGTGAATCAGATGCGCTCAGATGATGGGGGCACCGTCACCGGACGTCTGTCCATGGCCAACCCTAATCTGCAGCAAGTTCCTGCCCGCCATGAAGTCATCGGCCCCATGGTCCGCTCCTTGTTCCTGCCAGAAGAAGGTGACCTCTGGGCGTCCAACGACTTCAGTTCCCAAGAACCGCGCCTGCTTGTCCACTACGCAAACCTCCTCTCCCTACCCGGGGCCGAGACCATGGTGCAGGCCTATCAGAACGATCCCGACACTGACTTCCATCAGATGGTTGCAGACATGGCTGGAATCAAGCGTAAGGCCGCCAAAACGATCGGCCTAGGGCTGATGTACGGCATGGGCAAAAACAAGCTTGCAGGGCAGCTAGATTTGTCCCTAGACGAAGCCTCTGAGCTGATTGAGCAGTTCCACAAGAACGTACCGTTCCTGAAAGGCACCGTCAACGCCGTCATGAAACGAATTGACCATCCAGCAGCAGGCGGGGCTATCCGGACATTGCTGGGGCGCAAATGCCGCTTCCCTCTGTGGGAACCGATGGAGTGGGGAGTCAACAAGGCACTGCCACGCGAGCAAGCAGTCATTGAATACGGCTCAAGGATCAAGCGCGCAGGCACCTACAAGGGGCTAAATCGTCTTATCCAAGGGTCAGCCGCAGACCAGACCAAAGCAGCCATGGTGGCGCTACACAAAGCGGGCTACAAGCCTATCTTGCAAGTGCATGATGAGCTGGCGCTTAGTGTCAAGAACAGGGAAGAGGCGCAGGCTGCAGCAGAGATCATGGCCAACGCAGCACGCCTAGAGGTGCCCAGTCGTTGTGACGTGGAAGTTGGACCGAGCTGGGGAGAAGCGAAGTAAAAGAAAGGGCCCCGCGAGGGGCCCTATTAACATCCAAAAGGAATCGTCATGAAAACAGTTTGGATTTTATACGCTGCCAGAGACTTGGCAAGGGTTTAACGTCCTCAAACAGGTCTAATTGCGTTAATTTGAATAGGTATTCACCCTTACCCCGCCCAGCAATGATCTCCGCATGCAACTGATGGTGGGCAGCTAAATACAAAGCAGCACGGCGGGTGATGGAAATAGGCATCTTTGTCAGCTTGGCCAGCTCACTGGTCTTGGCCTGATAACCGTTTTTCCTCAAAGCATCCAAAACCTTCTTCCTCGCCTGCGGTCCGGTAATGGTGAATTTGTTCATCGCTCAACCCCCTGCAGTCGGTCAGAAACAAGCTTGGCATACCCAGCAATATCAACCCAGTGATCCACAACGTCAGGATTGCCGTTGACGATACGGCCAATCTTGTGGACGATCATCTCCAGCGCTTCCCACTGGTCATCAGCAAAGGTTTTCTCATGCTTTTGCGCATGGTTGGCCATCTGGCGTTTGATACCTTGCATCAGGGCAGCGCCATCTTTGAATTTGCCATAGCTCAGTGCCCGTGTGTCCAGTGTTTCATCCACGTCCACGGGCTTTTCAACCTCCGCCACAATCTTTTGCCAAGAAGAAAGTGGTGGAACATCCAGCGGATTAGGCACGATAAGTTCGGTCAGTGCTTGTTTGCGTATCTTGTAGACCATAGGCAATGACGCCTTGAACTTGGTGGCCACTGCGCGGGGCGTAGCGGATGGATGCTTCATAAAATGCGCCATGATTTTTTCAGTCTTTGTCATATGATTTCTTCCTTTTTGATGATGGGACGTGCCCGATGGTGACGGATTTCGTTGTGCACGATATCTATCGCTCTTTCTAGTTCTGCTACAGTGCAGGCTTCTAATTGGGCATCATGAATCTCCATGCCCAAATTCAATGAGGTGAGCTCGGGTCCACGCAGAATAAACTTGCCAGTCTCCACTCCTCTGCTTCCCACAGCAAAGAGAGCGTCCTGCGCGGCCCGAATCTCATCCTTCCAATCGTCTCCAATCCGCATACGAATCAGCGCTTCCGCCATATTCACTGCAGCGATCAAGACGTCTAAATCTCTACGCTCTGCCAAGCCTCTGCGGGCCTTGTCCAATGCATCATGGTTCATGATCATTAGTGTTGTACCGGAACTCAGGTCCCCAACCTTCTTCATCCCAGAAATGACATGGGACATCGGATCACGGATCACGCCTTTGGGCCGGTACTTTGAGCGTTTTCTCATAACGGTGCATCCGGCAATTTATTGCGCTGTTGTTGCTGGTATTGTTTTTCCTGTGCCTTGGACCAAGGAACAGGGCCGCTAGGGGGTGGAAAGGGCCATGTCATGTGTTCTTCTCTTTTAGTTTGGCTTCTGCCCACAATGCGCCTTGAATGAATCCATACCCTAATTCTTTTTTAGATTCTTCCTCGTTTATCTCCTCATCCGTCAGCCCTACCCATGTGCGTTGTTGGGGCATTGCCTGATAAAGCAGGTCACGAAAAAAGTCTATTGGCAGCGTTACTTCTTCTGCGCCTTCCGCTCGCTGCAAGTGAGACAACAAAATTTCTTTAGGTACTAAGCTCATGCGGTTACTC